TAGACTAATAAAGGAAGGAGATGCCTGCACATCTCCTAAAAAACAGCTAGGCTTACTTTTTATCGCTCACCAAGAAAGAGAAATAACGAGAGGTCTTAGGATAGATTCTCTTACCATTCTTTACTATGTAGCGACAGAAAATACGAGTCTTGCTGTCTTCGCGCGTTTGGTCTTCCACATTAAACACCTCCTTTCCGATTTGCCTGACGACCTGCATCGTCAAGCTATATTTAGCTACGCCCTGTCAAGCGAAACTAAAAAAAGCCCAAAGTTACAGGACAATGGGCTTGTGTCTTTTCTCGGACAAGGGAGATAGGACAAGGAGGTGAATGACAGTTCACCAGATTGGAGGTGTTAATGTTCCAACCAAACGCAACGCAAATATACAGGTTTACCGTGTACTAACAATGTGTGGTTAGCAATATTTAAATATTATTTAAAATCATGGAAAGAGATATTGATATGAGACAGACAGTAGAAGAAGCGGCTCATTTATTCGCTGAAAGCAGGAGTAGCGGTAGTGCATTCCCGGCGTATTATCAGGGATTTATAGCAGGTGCCGAATGGCAGGCAAAGCAATTCCCGTGGATAAGCGTGAAGGATCGGCTACCGCCACCCGGAGAAGAGGTTCTGTTATTTGATAAAAATTCTATAAGACATCTTGTCTTAGGCTGGTTAAGAGAGAATAAAGGATATAATAAAAGTATGTGGGCTTTGTCAAATGGTCACGTTGATGATGAAGACATTACACACTGGATGAGAATACCTAAAAATCATGGATAATTCAATAAAATGCCCATTCTGTCATTCGACTAGATACATAAAGGGATCTTTTCTCTGTGGGTTATATAATTGCAAATGTCTAAATTGCGATAAGTTATTTCTGGTCACGGTAAATGATGGTAAAAATATTTATATGATCGAGAAACGTAGCAAAAATGAATAGTATTAACCGAGCCTTCATGGGAAGGCTCATAATTAAAAAAATATATGAAAGCTAGAGAATTAGAAAAAAACTCACCATCGTTAGATCTGATATATAATGCTATAAAAGAAGCGAATAAACGAAACGAGTATAAAATATTTTTCCCGCATTGGGTATACTTCTCCGATGAGTGCAAACTTGAACTCATGAGACAAGGATTCAAGCTCTATCAAGGAGAATGGCACCGAGGGGATTATGGATTAATAATAGAATGGTAACAAATAATAATAAATCATGGAAGAAAACATCAAAGAGAAATCGATCAAACTAGCTATAGAGGCTATGAGACCACTACCGGTAAACTCTTTCGCCGGATATTGCAGCGTAGGCGATGATCGGTCTCCGGAAGAGAAGCATAAAGATGACATGAGGTACTGCAAGGAGTTCAATGAGCTCCAATCAGAAATGCTGATAGGACTAGCCAATAAAATAAAAGATTTTTTATCAAGTTCAAAACAAATGGAAACAGGACAAAAACAAATGCCTCCGTTAGGGGTAATGCCAAAGGATATTTATTATAAAAATGTTCATAGGGCTAGATTTCATGAATTATGTGGGGCTGTATCGCGTTATTACAATGCTGGTTTTCCAATAAAACTTGAATGGATAGAGGAGTATAACGAATTATTAGGAAAGATATAAAACAAATGTCAGAACAAGTCTTAACTATTACATTTTACTTAAACTATGCCGGGGGGTGATTCCCCTGCCAACGGCGTATAGGCCGGAGAATAATAAGCGATATTGGGCTATAACAGGCACATCAAGTGCCGTATCCGGGCCATCACCTCATAGAAGTTGACAGGCTCGAAATCCAAGGAATCCGTGAGGCGGTCTATCTCCCGTCTTGCGGATTCCTTTTTCTTTTTATCTTCTTTTTTCTTTCCCATAACTCATCGTTTATATCGTTCCTGTGACGATGGCAATCGCAGATGAACATCCTTATCTCATCGGACATCAAGGCTCCTATATCGCCAGCCAAGTAAGCGATAGGCTCCCCTCCGATCTCCATATCCAAGGCCAAGGACATATGATCCGTCAAATGGCGGCACTCATGGAACAGGGAATTGGCGAACTCCCTATAGGACGAGGTCCGGCCTATCACCATGACGGATTCCCTTCGCCGGTAGCTGGAATAAGTAAGTCCCACGTCCAGATTGCACGACCCCATATTGCCATAAGCCTCCCGTATCTTGCTTTCCGGGCAACCGACCCTCCTCAATAGGGCTATGATATCGGATGTCCTCGAGCAGGTGACGTTATACAGCACGTGGATCACCCAATCGTATCTCTTGATATGGTAATCCCGTCGTATCATCTCCTTACCGTCTTGAACTCCCGCTCTATCCTCCTCCTTTGTTGCCGGGTGAGATTGGTTGCCTTGAGATTGCCCACCACCTCGGATACCTTGTCAAAATCCTTCTCCGGCATACTCGCCAGCACGTCCTTGGGGGACTCTCCCTTAAAGATCCTCAGTATGTAGCCCCAGCCTCCCATCACATCATCTCCTCCCAGATTATAGGCGTGCCGGACCCGATGCAATCAGCATAGAACCGGGTGAACACTATCCCGTCGTAAGCGTCCGGATCGTCGCAGACGTTCTTGACATAAAGAGCGGCGTACTGCTCGTTAGGCACGGAGGAGCCAAGGTAATCGGCCTTGCACATGTTGGCGGCGTAAACATAATCGTATCCACCCTTTTTCTTCACGTCAACGCTATACTTCTTCAGCATCTCATCCACCTGCTCCTTGGTGAAAGGGGTTATCTTGACCTTCTTCCCGTTTCCGTCCTCCTTCTCCATCATGGATACGGCCCAATCGCACATGGCCTTGGAAAAATGCCAGCCATACGCCTTCAGGTAGGATCGCATCCCGGAAGGGAAATCATCATACATATCTAGTCTCATATTCCTCTGTTTTTTAGGAGGGGGAAACCGGTCCCCCCTCATGGTTATCTACGATATCGTCTCGAGTAGCGTCCGGTGCCCGGCACCCCACGGCGATTGCCATAACCGCCACCGGATGATCCACGACCGCCGCCACGGTTGCCGTAGCCGCCACGCTCCCACATCTCACGGAACTCGTCGTCGTCCTCGAACTCATCGTCTTCGTCTTCCTCCATGCGGTTGCCATAGCCTTCCATGGCCTTCCGCTTCCCTTCCTTACAGCCAAGCTTATAGGCCTCCTTCGCCAGTTCTAACATATCCTCGTCTTCCATGGCGTCGAATTCCTCGATCAGCTCTCTCAGTTTTCTGCTATATGTTCCCATATCACTCTGTTTTTTTATTCTTGTTATTATTACCGTTCACGGAACCGACAAGTTGCTCCATCATGGCAACCAACCTTGCGTTAGCCTCCTTCAGATCGGACATCTCGTTTCTCATGTTAGCGATCTCACTCTCCCTCTCCTTCTCCCGGGCAAACTCTGGGTTCAGTATTACCAGCATCTTCTCGCACCCCTCAATCACGGATTTATGGTAATCGATGCTGTCAAGTGCCTGTCGGCTTTGCTGCATCATGGCGTTGATCTCCGTATTCAGGGCACCTAGATCGCATGACACAACCAGTTTCTCCCCGTTTGTAGTGGGGTAATCCGTAATGGTAACGTCGGACAAGACGTTGGAGAAGCTGACGTTGTCCTCACCTACCTTGGCCTTTATGTCCACCACGATTTTAGCTTGCGGACCATACATATTGAAATTTGGATTCTCCGGTCTCGGAGGGGACACGCTGACTATGCTTCCAACCTCACAAAACGGCGTATTCCCCTTATGAAGGATATATAAAGGATTCCCTTGTCTCTGATTCTTGAACATATTTCTTGGTTTTTATGAGAGCCGGATCGCTCCGGTCTCTCGTTGATACTCTATCACACCACTCCCGTCATTATCTGGAGCGTATTATTGCCCGACTCATAGTAACACAAGTAGATTCCGGTGCCGGTTATATCGGATGCCGTGACATCTGCGCCGTTAATGGTCGTTAGCGCCTGCGTGGAGCCGTTCGTGTCAAACACTACCGGCAACGTCCCGGTAGTACCAGCCGGGATAGGCTGGGCCAGACGGAACAAGATCAACCCGCTAAACGGGGCTGACAGGAACGGGTGATTGCGGAAGGAGAAACGAACGTTGGTCGTCCCGACCGTAACGCCCATGCTCTCCAAACGTGGGATACCGTTCTTGTTCGCCATTATGAAAGGACTAATGAATGCCATAACTCTTTATTTTTAGGTTATTAACTCATTATCCCCATCCGTTGCCGAAGTTTCCCCAGTTACCGAGACCTAGGCCTAATCCGTACTGGGCGGCCACGCAAGTGGGTATGCCTACCACGGGGGAGTAAGGAACCTTTGCCACCTCCGGCTGGTTACACTCGATCTTGGCCAATCTTGAGCTCAAATCACCCAAGGCGTTACCTAGAGGGGCGGTCTGCGCCTGTAGAGTAGCGGCGAAATAGGCGTTCTGGTTGCTTTGGGAGATCTGTCCTTTCAAGGCTAGGTTCTCCGCCGTCAAGCGATCCATCTTGTCTTGTTGATACAAGTTCTTGAAATCACGAACCTCGTTGATGATATCACGGGTGTTCTGCAGACCTGAGTCACGGAGAGTCAACGTGTTGTTGTTCATCGTATTCACCAGCGTGTTTGTCTGGTTGCAGCTAGCCAATTGGTTCTCGTAGCCCATCTTAGTGATGTTGTTGTTAACCGTGCAGCAGCACTCGGCGATCTGGCTCAATAATTGATTGTTACCACTTTGGACGGCGTTAATGATTTGTTGGGAACTCATGCCTACTTGGTTACCCACGCTCTGGATCTGTCCTTGGATCTGGCAGATAGCGTTTTGTAATTGTTGGGTTGAGCAATTCAAGGAAGATGACAATTGGCTGATAGCCGTTCCGTTTCCTTGGATAGCGTTCATCAACAATTCACGACCAGCGTCATTGTTCAATTGAGCCGGTAATCCGTTAGCCCCGTTGTTGCCGAAGCCGTTGCCACCCCAGCCTCCCCATACGAAGAACAGGAGGATGATCCAGATCCACCAGCAACCACCACCGCCCCAAGCGTCTTGATTGCCCTTATTGTTCATCAAAGCCGCTACCAAATTGGGGTCCAATGATTTTCCACCACCGCCCATCAAGCTCGGGAGAAAGGCCATGATGTCAAACTTACTTCCACCGGAATTACCTCCTTCGGGAGTACCGATAAAATAATTTCTATCCATTATCTTTAATTTTTGTCGTTAATCCGGCACCATTACCGGACACGACAAAAATCATGAGAAGGGCTTTGCTAAATAAATATCTCCTTGCTAGCTTGTTGCGAGGTTGTTGCTAGTTCTTTGCGGAAGGGAATGAGACAAAAAAAGCGCCGCCAATTTGTGTTGACGACGCTTTTTTGTTATAAAGAAATATAGAATACTATTCCCTTGTTAATTGTTTTTTTATAAGATCAACTAACCTATTGGAAACGACCTCCGATATTTCATCAAGGCTCATACCATCC